AACCGCCGCCAAGCGCGGCAATACTGGCAGCAACTGCGCCAATGGCTTTAGTCAGGTCAAAGTTAGAAAACATATTTTCATTACTCACAATCAGCACCGCCCACCGCACTCTTGCACAGCTTTGTAGATGATCCAGCCGACACCGCCGCAGACTAGCGCCAGAACCACAAACATCAGGACAAGGGTGATGACCTCGTCCATCTCTTTCTTATGCCGAGCCGCCGCCTCGCGCTGGCGTCTTGCTTCATGTGCTGCTTCTTTGTCGATACTTGCAGCACGGGCCAGAATCTTGGCCCACACGTCCATCTTGTTGCTCTGGAAGAAGAGCATTTTGATCTCTTCCTCAAACGCTCTAGCCGACTCGATGGCAAGCTCAAGCTCGATAGCCTTGCCCATTGCACTGCCCTTAAAGCCGCCGGTCTTGGACTGCTGAACAACCTTGATGGCATCTGACTTGGCGCTGAAAAACTTACCCAGCACAGGGCCGAGCGACTCCACATCCTTGACCGTCTGGGCGGCGGTCTTGACGAGCTTAACTGCCGTTTGGATTGCCGCTAGGCAGGTAAACGGATCAAGCATGGCGCTATAACTTTAAGGCTGCTCAGGCCAAGTGATTGTCCACGGGAAGCCAGCCTGAGCCGTCACATCCCGCAGAGCCTGACGATGCGTGGCCCATGTAGCTTTGTCTGCGGTGCTGTCGGCAATCTGCGTCCAGTCGCTGTTTTTGAGCAGTTCTGTACGCGAGTTGCGTACGTTCTTGGCTTGCTCTGCGTCTTTCATGGCCTTGTAGGCGGCTTCCTGCTCTGCGGCTGTGGCTGCTGGCTGGTCACCTTCGGCTGCGCGGTCAGTAAAGATCGGGCCAAGAACGTACTTGGTGTGCCACTTGCCCCCAAGTTCCTGCACACCTTGGCGCATGGAGAACTGATAGACCGTGCCGCCCGAGGCTTGTGGGCCTTCTAGGATTATGTCTGCGCCCCAATCACTGATGTTCTCTTGTGTAAGGGGTCTGGGCAGGCCCAAGCCTTGATGAAGAGTGCGAAACTCGTCCTCGTACATGACCTGACCCGATGCTCTGATTCTGATTTCCATGATGTTTCCTTACGAAATTGCCAAGAAGATGTAACTGCCGCCGCTGGCGTTGATGGCTGCTGGGGCGGTGCTGGTGATTTCAAACCCAGAAGCGTTTGCGTCAACGTAGTCCGTGTTGGTCACTTCAGGCGCTCCGTTGTTAAGCAACAGGTATGGGTCGTTACCAGCAATAATCCCCCGTGCGCTGTCCCAGACATACCAGTCACCAGTGCTGTCAGTGCGCTTGATGAGGACAAACCTTGCACCTGTCGTAAAGCCGCAGTTGATGACTTGAGTCGCCGCTGTGCCTGTGTAGCTGCCTACTTTGGAAACGCCGGGGCAAGTTGCGAAGAGGTAGGCTACAAATTTATCGGTTGATCCGTTTACGGCTCCATCGGTTCCTAGTGAAAACACAGTACTTGTGGGGGCTGTGTTATTCCAAAACAAATTACTTGTCGTGGTGGCAGCGGTAGTATTTAGCTCTAGTAGCTTCGTTGCCCCTGTGGCGGCGCTGTAAACAGGCCAGTTATACCCCGAAATATTTCGGCACTTAACAATAATTAGTTCTGGCGCTACCGATAAGTTATGGGTCTGTGTAGTGTTTGTACTTGTCCCCGTATAGCAAACCTCATCAAAGAAGCCGGGGGCGCGGCTAAAAAACCAATAAATTACTGGGTTTGTAATTCCTGACGCTGGATAAAGATTGTCGTTTACGGCAATATTAGTGGGCGAAGAAAAAGTAAAACCCCCCGCGGACGCGGCTTCTGCGGCTGTACTTTGAGTGGCCAAAAATCTAGCATCGCTAGACGAACTGCCCCGTAATCTATCTATGGCATAAGTTTGCCCGCTAAGTGCATGGCTTCTTTCGGCGGTAATTATCAAATCTGTTGTAATGTTTGTGGTAACTGTTGCTGCTGAACCGCCCGGTGTTGCTGTAACCGGCGTGAACACCGTAGTACCCAACGTAGGCACGCGCATAGGTCCACGGCGGATTGCTATGTAGACAACATTAACGCCGTTGGTAAATACTTGATTATTATCAATAAATCCGGTTGCTGTTGGACTAAAAAACCCCGGAGAACCAGAAGAATTTTCTGCCCCACTGCTATTGGGTCTTAGATAAGCGCTGTTTGTTAATGAAAAACCCCGCATAGTATCAATTAAATACCAATTTGATCCCGCTCCTGATGTTTGTCTTGTAATAAGAAATTGCGGCTCATATCCTAATGTTATTTCTGCTAATGTGCTTACTGTATAACTCCCACACGAAATCACATTGTCCGTACCCGCCAGCCCAAAGCCTCCTGCGTCATGGGCGTAAATGTAAGCTACGTAAGTGCGTCCGTTTGTGTTTGCGTTAATGTTACCAACAGTAAACACTGTGCTGGTGGGCGTTGTTGAACCCCAGATTGCTGTTCCTGTTTCTGCTGCACCTGTTTGGTTTAAGTTTAACGATTGTGTGTTACCTAAAGAACGGTGGTAAACAAACCAATCTGTTGCTCCTGTGCTTGTGCATTTGATAATGATGCAACCCGGCACTGAACCAAGACTATGTGAGATATTTCGGGGGTCACTTCCGTTACCCGTATACGTCACCACATCAAAGAACTTCGGCTGCTTGCGGAATGTCCATGAGACGTAGTTTTTAGGACTGCTATTAAATAGTGTTCCACCTTGCGCAAGAAGCGAGTAACCAGTAGAAAGAAAATTTGTAAACTCATTACTTGTACTAGTATTTGCGGCTGTTGTGTTGGAAGATATGTATTGCGTTTTTCCTCGCGCTGTATCTACTAAAGCGTGATCATCCGCTGCTCGGTTTTTTGTCCAAACCAGTCCGCCCTTGCCAGCCAGATCAATTCCGTTGGTGATGGTCTGGGTAGCTCCATTGCCCGTGTACAGGTAGGTGCTGAACAGGTTTTCAATAAACGCATCCGGGTTGACGTTTCCCGCAGTGGGCCAGATGCCTTGCTTGATAAAATTCGTTACTTCGTCCAGCGTCCAGATACCGGGAGCCGCGTCGTTTTGATACGGCCCAGTAGGAGCAGTTGGGTTTTGGGTGATGATGCCACCGGGGAATTGTTGAATGCTCATTGGGTTTCCAATAATCTGTTCAGTACTTGATTTTGGGTTTAGGCGAAATGCGCTGGGCTAACTCTTCGGCGTAGAACTGCATACCGCCAAGAGCGCCGTCGATGCGGGCGTTGTAATTCACTGGCGGGACAAACAGCTTGTTGGTGTCCTCAAACCGGCCCTCTTTGATGCGGTCAACCCAGATCACAAACGCTGGGCCAAACGCCTCTCGCGTCTCTGGTGTTGGGCAAACAAAGTCTGCAATGACATGAGCGCCCCACTTGGCGGAAATATCACACAGCACACCCATACGCCGAGCCTGCTCTAGCCTGTCTTCCACGCTAAAGCCGAGGTCTTTGTTGATCTCCTTGCGGATTTCATCGGCGTTAAAGTGAACGCAGCGTAACTCCCTTGCAAGAGCTAAGGCCAGTGTAGTCTTGCCTGAACCGGGCAAACCCATGATTAGGATTTTCATCCTTTGACCTTGTAGAGTGATTTTACTGAAAAATCAGGCTCTGGTGTGCGCCAGAAATCCTTGCCCGCGTACTTGTCCCACACCGATTTAGGCAGTATAGACGGGCGCTCTTGCCAAGTCACCTCTTTGCGTACCGTGTGCAGGCTCTTCATGTTCAGGGCTTTGTCAAAGACCTCGTTCTCGTACTCCACGTTCTTGAAGTCATGGTCAAAGTACTGCTTGCCAATGAACTGGTAAATCTCACGCATCACGCTTTCGGGCTGTTTACACAGGGACTCGTACTCCACCAGCATAATCATGTCAGGGTTTAGCAGCAAGCCTTCTTCTAAAAAATAGTAGGGCTTGACCACTTGGCCTTCTTTCTTCACATCCATCAAGGCATCGCACCTTGTGGTGACTGTCTGCCGCGCTTCATCATCTGTCAGGGCTGCGCCGTACAGGGAGTTCTTAGCCGAAATGCGCTCAAAGCTGTCCAGTATCCAAGGCAAGTCACGCACACAGCAAATGATCTTGGTCTGTGGGTAGAGGTCTTTCAGCAGTGATGTCTTAGCCGTCCAGCCTCGGCTGGTATCAAACACTGTGTTTGGCGTCACTGCATCGTAAAACGCATTGAAAACGGACTTGAGGATGTGCTTGCGTCTGTCTTCATCAATCAGGTGGTTGCTCTCACTGCCCGTAATGACGTTGATGGTCGATGTAACCAAGCCTTGCACGGGGGATGAGATGTCCGCGTAGAACTCAGGGTTCTGACGCAAAATAGCCGAGAGCAGGGTTGAGCCTGACCGTGGCAATCCCGAGATGAAGAAGAACTCTTTCATGCTGCGGTCTGTGGAATCCAGTTGCCCGTAGCCTCGTCCCACTGGTAGCGCACGTTGCCGCCGTTCATGATTGCGTCAACAGGTCGTGGCACAGGGGCGCTCCATGTCATGGTGTCCAAGTAACCAATCCAAGACGGATAAGGCTTGGTGGCTTCGTGCTCTGCCACACGGCGCTCGTTCCAGACTTCTTCGGTCAAGACTTCCAGCACGCCAGCAACCGTAGTGTCGGCATCGTCATCACAGGTGCCGTAGTACTTGGGGGCGCGAAGGTATGTGCCTGTCGAGTCAGTGCTGACGGGCCATGTGGACTTGTCTTGCCAAACGATCTGCAAGCCTTTGACAGCGGGCATTGATGGGCCTGTGCGCTGCGGTTCAACAGTGCAAGGTATTTTGGTGACGGCATCAACTTCGGTTACGCAAATGTGTTTCATGTAATGTTCCTTAAACTGCTACGCGGCGGACGGCTCTGACGGGGATAACCTGTGTTTTGTACCCAAATGCACGACCACCTGCGCCAAAATCTATAACATACCCAGTAATACCGGCAAAACCGGCATAGGATGCTTCAGTGCTACTCCACCAGTAGTTTGCGTTGAACGCTTCTGCGCCACCTAACTGAAACACTGTCGCTGATGTTTGGGCAGGATTTCCAGTTGTGTAATTACTTGTTCTTTTGGGAACTGAATTGGCGTTTATTCCGGTATCTGTGGCATTATTTGCTGTCGTTGGTTTAAGACCAAAATAAACTATACCCAGTTCATTAAATGCAGGCATATACCAATCACTAAACCCGCCGGTCACCAAATCCGAGCAAAACTGTGCAGCAGGGTATGTGGCGCTGTTCATAGTGGCGGTATTCCCCGGGCCATCAATTACTGAAGTTGGGTCACCACCACTATTAGAAGTTTTCCATGCGCGGTTAGCTTGTGCTGAAGCAATAGGGCCAATTACTAAATTATGCGTTGCAACACCGTTTGCTGTGGTGGAAATTTGACCGGCGAAGAAACCACCAGCATAGGCCGCGCCAATAGCGGGTATAGACGTAGGAATTACGCTATTACTAGCCGCACTTGATGGCCCAGTACCGCCGGGTGTAGTACCCGCAACCGTGAATGTATAAGAAGTGCCAATCGTTAAACCAGTAACTGTAATAGGCGATGCGCCAGTTCCAGTAAAGCCGCCGGGGCTTGATGTAGCTGTGTATGTAATTGCCCCTGTACCAAGGTCGGCGGGTGCTGTAAACGCAACCGATGCTTCTGCGAGTCCCGGTGTAGCCGTGCCAATCGTAGGAGCGCCGGGGCTTCTTGGCCAAATAGACTGACCTAATGCTTGCATCTGCTGAGTAACTGTCCAGATTCCAGAAAAATTAGGCATACGTTTCCTTAAACTGGGATGCGGCGGATGGCGCGGACTCGGTAAAAACTGGTTTTGTAGTTGTAATTTTGAAAGCCACTAAGCCATTGTTGCCGCCATGCGTGTGTAGTCGAAGCCTGAGTACTAGTCCAATAATTATCAGTAGCAAAGTCTTCGGTTCCGGTATTTTTAAAATCTGCTGCTGCCGTCTGAGCAGGTGCGCCTTCTGTATAGTTAGTGCTAATTGGCTCTGGGGAAACCGCGTTTGCATTTGCTCCGGACAATGTGTAGTTAACTTGCGTTGATGGTTTTAAAAAGTAATAACAAACTTCCAACTCATTTTTAGCAGGCATGTACCAATCCGAAAACCCCCCAACAGTCAAACCTTCACAGAACTGTGCAGCAGGATGGCTTGCGTTGTTCATTGCCGCACTATTGGCTGGCCCGTCAATAACAGATGACGTTCCAGCGGTGTTGGTGTCCGATGTTTTAAACTGTACAGAAATATTTTCTGCGGA